GCTGTGCTAGGTTGTGTAAGCTCATAAGCGTACCTTGGGGTTATTTGGTGTCAAGTTTATCATTTAAACAGTGGTTCCGTCAGCTTTTTTCCACACAGTACCGTTCCACCAAATGGGTCTATCTAGTGTAGTGTCGTAGTAAATTTGCCCTACTGCCACGGTTGCTTGTACAGTACTTACAGGTCTTTGCGCAGTAGTTCCAGAAAGCGGAATTGCAGCTGCTTGAGTGAAGTTATCTATCTGGTTAAAGTACAAGCGCAATACGTTAGAATACTGGTCAAAATACCCGGCGGTATACCCTTCTCGTGGAGCATTAGGTAAGTTAGGTGCTTTTGGCGCACGTAGTGGAGCGTTGTAAGCCATTATCTGCGTCCGTCCGGTCTTATATCAATCCGTGGATAACCCATCTGCCAAGCAACACCTAGCCCAGTAGACTCGATTCTGTACGCCATCTGTCTGCCTCTTATGCGGGTATACACCTGTCCGTCAAACTGCTGAACATTGTATGTGTGTCTGGTGTTGTAACTTTGGGTACTTGCCACTACTGGGGTGTTAGGCATTCCGTAAGCAGTACCTGCGTTAACACGAGGCAATACAACCATAGTCACTTGCGGTACACCTGATGTAGAACCATTAAATGTTAGGTCTGGCAATATTCTCCACACAAATCCAAAGTTCATACCATCACCAATATCAAAATCAGACGACTGAACATATGACACAAGCGGTACTGGGGTTAACCCTGATACATCGTCCACACCATTCTCATGGTAAAGAATACGAAAGTTAGCGGTATCAGCGCCCATTGGGTATGTGCGTAAACCAGAATCCAACCAAGCTGTGCGGCTCATATTTCCATAGTACCAAACATCGTCTACGTAGTTGTAGATAACGTATCTGTTAATTTCATCACTATCAGCAGAACAATAGAACCACCAAATTTCGTTATAGCCTTCTACGCTACCTGCGTACACTTGGAAGTTTTGATTTTGGTTAATGTCTTGGTATACGTATTGGCGTAATGTACACTGAAGCGTTTCTACACGACCGGTGTAACGATAGAATTTATCCGTACCCATCCAGTAAGTTACGTTATTAACCGTAATAGAGGAGTTTGGCCCCATGATGGATATGTTGTCTTGCAGCAATTGGAAACCCCAAACATACGGAGGTCCGAGGTATTGCATAGAATAAATAGCGGCATCAGTCCAAACCAATATTTCTTGGCGAGTTGATCTACCGCAAACGATAAAAGAACCGATATTAAGTCGGAACTCACCAGACTGGTTTGTTACTGAAGGCACCCATTCATACGGATTTTCTTGATCCGACCAACGCACTAATAGCGGGTCAAAAGTAGTACTTGAATTTGTAGGGTCGTATGGGTTAGCGCCCATTGCAATGACAAATCGTTGAATAGCCGAACCAAGAATTTGATTAGTTGTATTTGGTACAAACTGCCCTGAGTAACCTTTTGATGTAGATAGCGTATTTAAAAGAACGGCTCTAGTAGTAACGCCATCTGCTGCTGCCCAATAATAAATACCACCGCCACGAGGGGCAATAACTAAATCTTGACCAAAGTTATCGTTAGTCCATATACGGAGTTGTTGTGCAACACCTACATCAGCCGCAGAACCCCAAGGACGGATACCAAATTGTGGATAAGCCGTAACAGAACTGCCACCACCAACACCGCCAGAAGGAGCAGCTGCAACAATAGTTATAGTGTATGTATTAGCACTAACGTAAGTAATTTCAAAAGCTCTGCCGTTTATTAAAGTAGCAGGTATAGCAGGTGCGATTCCAGTGCCAAGTATCCCATAAGTCCCAGTACGAAACCCATAAGTACCAGTACTAAACCCATAAACAGATGGTGTTACAGCTACGTCTGTAACCCCCAAAAAAGCCACCCAAACAATAGAAGCTGTGCCAGAACCCGTGCCTACCCCTGTTGCAGTAAAAATTATACCAACCGTATTTGCTGATGCCCCAATCAACGTAAAGTCCGTAGACCCTACAGCAACAATTTTATATTGTGCCCCCACAGTAAAGGCGCCAGCGCTTTTTAAATAACCATGAGCAGTTTGCGTTACAGTAACAGTAGTGCTGCCACTAGCAACTGAAAAAGGATTTACGCCTAAAGTAACGGTATCCGTTGGAGACCAACTTCCAGCACCCCACCCTGTACTTGTAGTGTATGTATCACCACCTATTGGATACTCGTATTTAACAGTTACTGTTCCACCACCTGATGCAGTTGAAGTTGCGGTGGTGCTTGTTGTTATTTCATACTGTAAACTACTGTTTACTTTTGTTACCGTGTACTCGCCAGAAATGCTTAAACCACCAACAGCTGCGGTGCTGGTAAAAATAACATAGTCTCCAACACTAGGAGAAATACCACTAACGGCATCGTTTACTGTTACTGTAGCAGAGCCGTTTACTGTGCTTAAAGGACTAGCGCCTAATGTAGTAGTTGTGCTGCCACTGCTGTTTAACAATAACGGGGTAATGTCGTTGTAAGTACCGCCTTGTTCTACATAGTATTTTTTGCTTGTACCTACGCCTAGTAAGTTAGCACCAGCTAGCGTACCCCAATTCCAAAGAGCCCGACAGATACCTACAAATGTGTTGTTAGAAAGACGTGTCCAACCACCAATCTTTTCTGCGTTACCAGAACGAAAGCGTACTTTGTCGCAGTCAAACCAACCACCTTCATTGGTATAGTTTGTACCTTCTTTATTGATACCGGGTTTAAAGACAAGTTTTTGTAATGGCATACGGGTTAACCCTAAGCGTAGACGCGTGTTCCTGATTTATCAATGATAAGCGCTTGGCGGCGTGGTGTCATGTCTTTTGTGTTAGGTACGCTGATGTGCGTCCACCTGTCGAACTCACGGATTACTTGATCATACGCAATCCCAGAAGCAATCACAGCCTTAACAACTTCGTCAGGAGTCATGCCCGGTACACGCAAATCAGCAGCGCACCCAATACGGTGCTGGCTTGAATCTTTGCTGCCAACCGCATCATTCACGGCCTTTGACCTAAAAGCAGAATTAACCATAATCGGCTTGCCTTTAAGAACTATCTTGACGTCTTCTAACAAGCTAGCCAAACGAATTAAATTAGCGGTTTCGGATTCATTAGGCGTGTTGTCAAACTCACGGTGATCTGTGTGCGTAAGTTCTTCAAGGGTAAAGTGTACGCTAAGCTCCATCTTTTTTAGCTTTCATATCCATAATTTTTTCTAGCGTGCGACCACCAAAATAAAATGACATAATGAGCATGCCCCATTGACCTAGCAACTGAACATATTCAGAGTTAACATCAATTTTGGCAGCAGAAAGACCCGCAAAAATAAAATAACCAGCAAGGATTGCAATCAATGTCATGGGACGAATGTTTTTCGATAGCCAACTATCTGAGCTCATATCTGCTTCTGCTCGCTTGGTCAGCTCTTGAGCTTCTACTGTGTCTGCCTGTAGCTCTGCTAATCGGCCTTGCTGTTGGAGCTCTATTAATTTTGCTTGTGCCTCGGCTTTGGCGGTTGGGTCAGGAATAACCTTATCCAGAATCTTCATTCCTACACCGATAATATCGTCAATTCCAAACATACTACCCCCAATAAACGTATAAACCAAAAGCTATCCACAAGGTTGCAACAACCCAAGCCCACATAAACATATCAAAATCATCATTCACCACTTATACCCCCAAGTAGCGTACCAAGCAATCACTGCGGCAAATGCAAAACAATAAAACTGCACCCGTCTAACCGCCTTTAAATCATGCTGGTATTCTTCGTTATCTTTGCGTTGAAGGTTTTCAATATCTAGCTTAATTTTTAGTACCGCTTCCCATTCTTTAGCGCCATGCTTTTTAACAAAATCAATCTTTAACTTTGCCTCCTCATCGGAGATTTGCTTCTTATGTTTCCAAGATTCAAGCGCTTTAATCAGCGCTCTTTCTTTCTTAAACTCTGCTTCACGTCTTGCTCTTATACGGTCATTAGCTTGTTTCTGGGCTACTTCTGTTGCATCGTGTTGTGCCGCTTCTATGCTTTTAGACAGTCCTTTACTAGCCTCCCGACTTGCATCTAGGCTTCCGCTAAGAGTCTTTACTCCTTCGGTTATTCCATATGGATCTGGCATACAACACTTTTTAGCCCACCAATGCTTTTACTTCATCTTGAGTTAAACCTATAGCTGCTAATTTAGCCAATGCAGATTCTTTAGCAGTTGTAGCGGCTGTTTGTGCATCAATGATTGCTTGTTTTTTAATTTTATTAACTATTACTTTGCCGTCAACTAATTCCCAAGCATCAAAATATTCGGTAGGTAATGTAGAATCATCAACAATAATTGCACCTGCTGGGCAATCTTTAGTTAAAACAGTTTCAATAGATAATTCGCCAGTAGGAGTGCAAACTGATACATTGCCATTTTTGTTTGTGTAAATAATTACTTGCATGATTTATCCTTTAGTTTCCAAATACTGCAACATAACCATAAGTAGGGTCATATTCGCCTATTGTTCTACCGTCAGTAACTATTCCAAATGAAGATGTTGTTGGAGTTGTGCCATTTTGAATTCCCATCCAACCGCCATCATTAGCACTGTTAGCTGCACTTGTGCCAAAAACAACCGCATAATTAGCACTTCCTAATGCGCTAGTAAAAGCTATTGTATAAGTACCTGTTGCAGTTCTTGTTACAGAAGATATATTGTAAGAAGCTCTAATTGTGCCAGTTGAACCATCAAAGTTTACCCATGCTTTTGCAGTAGTAGCCGCAGTTGCGGGTGAACTATTTGTAACTGTTACCGCCCCAGTAGCACCCGATATTGAAATGCCAGTACCAGCAACAATAGAAGTAACACCAGTATTAGTAACAGTATGAGTAGCGGCGCCTGTAGTTGTTACCGCAGTTATAGAAATACCTGTACCAGCAACGGCTGTAGCAGAAGCTACGTTTGCGTTTGTATTAACTGGCGCAGTGGTCTGCGTAGTTGCATCGTTAAAAGTTAGGGTTGTGCCCGAAGTTGTAATTGTCATGTGTTGCTCCTATTAAGGGGTAGTACCAGCTGCAACTGTAAGCAGCGATTTAAAGTTTCCAGATGAATCCATGCTAGCTACGTTAGTGCCGTTGTAGCTAAAGTATAGCTTTGTGCCGCTTGGTGTAATAGCCCAGCCACCTGTGTTTGCAATACTTCCTGCACTTCCGGTAGTATTTACAGCAACTGGGTTTGTAAATGTAACAACTTGTGCAGAACTAATAGAAATAGCAGTAGTACCACTAGTCTGGATAGCCATTGCCCCAGTAGTGTCTGTTGTGACGTTTAGTGCCGTTGCTGCCGTGGTTCCAGCATTGAGTGTAGTTGCCATATTAGGTTCCCGATGTAGAAGCTAGCAAATAGTAAACCGTGCCACCAATATTGATAGCAACCTTATTAGTCACTGTATTAATAACTGATGCAGACACAGCCGTAGAAGCCAAGGCATTACCAGAAACCGTTGGAAAAGTAATAGTCGGCGTACCCGCAACGCTAGGTGCAGCTAAAGTTAAAGTACCACTTGTATCGCCGGTAATTGTAATTTGACCCATGATTTATCCTTATGGTGTGCCGTAAGCAGTTACGTTAGCAGCAGAAATTATATTACCTGATGAGTCTATAGAAGCTATTGTAGTAGCCCCGTATTTAATAAGCAGCTTGCCGCCAGACTCAGTAATAGTAAAATTAGTTGTGGCTAGGTTGGTAGCGTTAGTTGCTGTTGTAGCATTACCCACAGTCAAGCTAGAGGCAGTACCAGTCAGCCCAGTACCCGGACCAGAAAACTGCGTAGACGCAGTAATAGTAGTACCACCAATAGTAGTTGCAGATAAAGCGCCAGTATCAGTAATCCCAGTAGCAGTCAAAGTGCCGTTTACTGTAAAGTTACCTGCAGACCCTGTTTGGGAAGAGAAGCAATCAGTTCCGTCATAGTAAACTTGGGCAGTAACTCCATTAGGGATAGATATAGTAGCGCCTGTAGCAGCGCCAATTGTAATTGCATACCCACCAGAAGTAGCGTTTCTAATTACATACAGCTTTTCTTGGTTTGCCGGAATAACAATTTGACGCACTGCACTATTTGTGCCACCTACTACCAAGACCGCATTTCGTGCCTCATCTACTACGCCGTTGTAGTTTGTTAATACGTAGTCGGCATTGACCATAGTAATGTTTTGAACGCCTGTAATAGCTTGTTCTAGCAAAGTGCCTAGGTTATTGTTGGTCGTAGTACCCCATGTCCCGGACTGATCGCCGTTACCAATAAGCTCTAATTTAAGCGATGGTGAGTAAGTAGATGCCATATTATTCTTTCATTAACGCTGTGTATTATC